CGATCCACCCCCCCCCTCTCCGCCATCACCCCCCCCCTTGGAGGCCCATGAAATGACCACGGCTGTTGCAGCACTGTCCAGCGCCACCGCGACCTTGGCCACCGCCCTGGCGGGCCAAAGCCGCTCGGATGGCAAGCAACGCTCCATGCCCATGCAGGAAATGGCGATGGATATGGATCCTGAAGAAGACCCCGACGGCGACCCCGAGGAAACCTCTGAAGAGGAGGGCATGGAACCCGACGAAAAGCCCAAAAAGCCGATGGCCAGGCGCCGCCGTAGTGACAGCGTGGTGTCACGGCAGGAATACGAGCGGGTCGTGTCCGCGCTGGCTGACAGCGAGCGGGCACACCAGACGGATCTCGGCCGGATGGATGCGATCAGCGAACGGCTCGCCGAACTGGAAGCAGATCTGGAAAACAGGCTCGATTCCAGCGGGATCGATCTCGATGCGCTGGTCACCGAAAAGCTGGAGCTGCTGGAGCGGGCCAATGAATTGGCCGGTGAACGAATCGACCATTCCGGCCTATCGCCGCGACAACTGCAACTGGAAGCAATGCAGAAATCGGGTGTGGCGATCGAGCGCTTCGATAGTAAATCCGACGAATACGTGGCCGCGGCATTCGACACCTACTGCGATGCCAACACCAGCCCCAACCGCATGGACCACTCATCCGCTCTGGAGCTCCTGCTTGGCAAAACTTCAGGAGAGACCACTACTGATCCCCGCGAAGGATATAAACAACGGCTTGAAAGTGCTTCTCGACAACCGTTGGCCAGCAACTGACACATCTTTAGTTATCTGTCCTCTCGCTAACTGACCATGGCCTTGATCGTTACTCCAAATGCAAGCTCCGTTGATGACGGGGCCCAGATTGCGTACCCTCTGGCTGCCGATCGCGGCCTCCCGGGCCAAATCGCCGACCTAACTGAGGCGACGATTCGTACGGGGGCCAATGAAACTGCAGCCCGGATCCCGTTTGGGATTCCGGTGAGGCTGAACGGCTCTGGACTTCTCAACAACAGCTGTATTCCCGTCACGGCCGCCGGCGCCATCTTGGGGCTCACTGCCCGGACTGCAGTCGCCGAACGCGATGGCCCCTCCGGTGCCTACGCCGATGGCATCCCGATCGGTGCCGCCGTCAACATCCTCACCCGCGGGCCCATCTACCTGGAGGTGATTGAAGCCGTGGCACTGACCGACAGCCTGCGGTACTTCAAGTCAGGTCCGAATTCCGGCAAGTGGGGCAAGACAGCATCCGCTGGCAATTCGCTGCTCCTGACCGCTGGTAACTGGGCGATTCGCAAGGCAGGTGCCGTAGGGACCGTCCTGCTCCTGGAAATCAACACCCCAGCGGCATTGAGTTTCACAGCCGACTGATCACCGTTCAAGCCCAAACCTCGCCAATCATCACCATGGCCATTCGCAACGACGCCCAGGCCGCAGCTGGAGCTTTTCTGCAACAAGAACTGCGGCACAAAATTACTAGAGCCTATAAAAAAGAATACCCCGAGATTGTTTATAGCAAAATCTTGCCTGTCAGCTTTGAGGTTCCGGAAGGAGCGGAAACTTATACTTACGATCTATGGGATCGTGTCGGTGAGATGGATCTCATCAGCGACAGCGGTGATGATCTGCCCACCTCAGATGTTAAACGAGGTGAGGTGATTAACCCGATCCGCCAGTATGGCACTTCTTTTAGATACACTACCGAAGAGATCCGGAAGGCTCAATTTGCTGGTATTAGCTTGGATCAGCGTAAAGCTGATGCCGCTCGATCGGCGTATGAAGAGCGTGCCAATCGAGTTGCCCTTTTTGGACAAGCCGGCACCGGTCTTAAAGGGTTCTTTAACCATCCAGCCGTAGACAGGCTGGTGATCTCCGGCAGTGCCACCGATGGCTGGTTTGATGCCGCAAACATCACCCCTGACCAAATGGTTGCAATCTTAAATGAACCAATAACATATCAAGGTAACGTGTCGAACCAGGTGGAAGCCGCAGACACCTTGTTGTTGCCTTATACCGACCATCGCAAGGTGGCTACCACAAAGATGGGGACGAACGATTCCATGACCGTCCTTGACTTTTTCTTGAAATGTAACCCGCAAATCAAGCGGGTTATGGCAATCAACGAGTTGGACCCAAGCAAATCGTTCGGCAATCTCAGCGCCAAGCGGATGGTGCTATACAAATTTTCCGAAGAAAAAGTGAAATTCATGATTTCCATGGCTCTTAAGTTTTTGCCGCCCCAGCCCGTAAATCTGGCCTTCAAGGTGCCAGCTGAAGCCAAATTTGCCGGCGTTGCTGCTTTCTTCCCCAAATCGATTACCTACGTCGATAAAGGCTGATCAGCTTAATTCAGGCTCACATACCCAATTGCCTCCCGTTTTATGGCTGCTACTGCAACTGCTCCCGCTACAGCTTCTACCAAGCCTGAGGTTGATTCCGCTACGGCGCCGGACCCTGCCATGACCGCAGCCCCTGCCGCTGCTGTTGAGGCTGGGGCCCCGGCCCACCGCCGTCTGGCCATCGCCTACACCCCTGAGGTGGTCGAGGCGCAGACGGCTGCGATCCCCGCTGGCGACTTTGTCGTCTGTTGGGTGGGCCAAGAAGAGCGCCTCATCCTCAAACCCGGGCTGAATTTCGACATCGATCCTGGGCTGTGGGAAAGGGCCAAGGAGCGCTCCAGCGTCCAAGAACTGTTGGGTCAGCGGGCGATTGAAGAGATCGACCTGGGCGGCCCGACCGTCAACGACACCCCCGCCTTTGGCGTCACGGTGATCAAAACGTGCGACCAGGCCACGGCACTGCGCCTGGTGCATGTGTCGCGTGATGCCAAGCAGCTGGAAGGCTGGCTGGCTATGGAAGAGCGCACGCCGGTGCGCAACAACATCGCCAACAAGCTCAAGCAGCTCAAGGACGGGAAGAGCTGATCATGGCGGTCCCGACCATGGAGGCATTCCTGGAGAGATTCCCGGAGCTGGTCATTCACCCGGTGCCGGTGATTGAAGATGCCCTGCTGGTGTCGGGAAAACTGTGTGCTGCGGAAATTTGGGGCGACCTGCACGACAGCGGTGTGGGCTACTACGCAGCCCATCTGCTTGATCTGCGCAACCGCGAGATCGGCGCCATGGTCGGCCAGGCCGTCACGGGCATCTCTGGCACAGGGGTGGACGCCACCTTCTACGGCCAGCAATACGAAGCGCTGCGCGCCACGCTGCCCACCGTGGGGATGGTTTTCTGATGTCTATTCCGTCGCTGCCGAATTCGAACTACGGCACCCACGCCAATGCTGTCCTGACATTTGCGGTGAGCGGCCTGGCCACGGTGGACGACCCGGAGACGGGCAATCCGGTGCCCCTGCCGGAAACGCTCACCTACACCGCAGCGCTGCGCATCGCACGGCCCGACTGGAAGGGCCAGCCGGGGATCGACTTGACCGACTACAACTGCTCGGGCCGGCTGCTGGAGCCCCCCACCCTGGATCCACGGCTCACCAGTGGCTCCCAGGCAGAGGCCACCATCAATGGCTACAGCGGCACCTTTGAGCTGCGGCCGGACATCGGCATCAATCGGGTGGCCCTGCCTGCCATCCGCCAAGCGATCCAGGGCAAATTCACCATCGTGGGAGGCAGCCCCTGATGCCAATGGTCGACCTGCGGATTAATGGTGCCCTCGATGAGACCTTCGCCGATTTTGCGGCCTACCTGGCCCGGCGTTTTACGGCCGAAATCCGGGAGGACAAATGGAACTGGCCCACCGATCCCTCACCCCGGGACATCGTGGACACCGGCAACCTCGCCAAATCGCTACGGGTGGTCGGGCCCGAAACGGTTGATAGCCGCATAGAGATTCGTTTTGAGTGGGCAGCTCCTTATGCGGCTCCCGTGCATGACGGTGCGGTGTTCAAGCGCACCGGCAGCAACGGGCAGGCCCTGACGATGCCGGCCCGGACCTGGACCCGGCCCGTGCTGTATGACCGGACCACCCTGCAGACGTACTTCGAGCGGCGTTTTGCTTTGGCCATGCAGCGCCAGGGCGATGGGGAAGAGCCTGAGGAGGTGGCATGAGCGACCAGCTGGTCGAACGTGGCGCCAACCTGCTCCAGATCCGAGAGCAGCTGCTGGATCTCTTCGGCGCCCAGCTGGGCGTCTACATCCTGCCCTCTGGGGCGACCAAGCCGGCCTTTTGGATCACCGGCGGCGGCAAGGGGCAGCATCGGGTGCCACCGGATTGGCGGATCCGCGGCATCGAGGCCGTTCTGCAGGGCCGGCCCGTTCGGCAGCTGCTCGGCGGCATCGGCACGATCATCGCCAACCGCATCTGGTCGCTGACATTTGTGTGTTACGACTCGACCCAAACCCTGGATGAAATCGACCTGTTGATCCTCCGGGCCTTCCCGGATGCGCAACGGCGCCCCCGTCCTGCCACCGACGACACCTACGAGCAGCTGAATGTGGAGCTGCCGGATGTCGTTACTATTCAACCAATTCAACTCACTTAGATCCCTCCCCCACAATGTCTGAAATTGCAATCGGCGCCAGCATCCACAAAGCAACCCGCAGTCTGGTACGGGTGGTTCCCTTAACCCTGCCCAATCGCTTATATGCAACCAGGGATAGCGCAGGCTTGATCACCCTGCCAACCCTGCCTACAGGACAGGGCTACGTCAATATGCCAGGTGTCACTAAACTTTCCTTCCAAATTGACGACAGAGAAGAAGAGTTCAACCTGTTTGGCGATAATGGCTGGGTAGATTCTGTGACAGTAGGCTCAAGAGTCACCGGTTCAGGTGAGGTATTTTTTATGCGCAACATCGAAGTCTCAGCAGCTTCGGCGCCAGTATTCCAGGGCGACTACGCCGAAGACTTCGCCATAATTGAACGGTCACGCCACGACAAAGATTCTGAGGTTTATATTGAATTCCTCAAGGAAATGGGCCGCGCTCAAGGTACAAGCGGTGATTTTGTTTATGATTACGCTGGATTTAACGGCGTATTTAGGGGATACAACGATCCCAATGCCAGCAACGCGGGCCTTACCAAAATCAGTTTTAATCTGATGAGCCGCAGCGATGCAGTATTTGGCCGTTACATTTCCGGCCCAACTCCTCTGCCGATTGGAGAAATCCAATCCACCCAGCTGGCGACGGCGCCGAGCTCGGGCACCCGCAGATGGGCCACATCCCCGGTGGACAACGCATCGGCCGTGGCCGTTTCAGCCGCGATCACCGTCACCTACACCAGCGATGGCACCGCTGCCCTGACGCAGCTGGCCTTCCCCCCGACCGGTGGCGGTGGCTTCCGCCTGGAGAATGCCTCCTCAGGCGTCCAGATCTTGGCGGGCGTGTCGTTGGCATCCAACGTGGTGACCATCACCCCGGCCGCCTCCCTGCCGGCGGCCACAATCCTGCGGCTGCGGGTGGCCGATGGCGCCATCCAGCAGTCGGTGGACGCATCAAACAACGCATCGGTCAACGGTGTGCGCAAGCCTCTTCAGGGCTTTGCCACCACCTTCCGGACTGCATGAACCTGATCGCCAGCCGGGGCCCTCGATGAATGACCCCGGCTTCTACCCCCTATTTGCGGCAGGGGACGGCTCCTGCCATTTGATCCATTGCGAAGTGACCTGCAACCGCATGGAGGTGGCCGTGATGATCATCGAGCCATCGTTTGGCGATGAATGGGCCCAGGTGACATCAGAGGCGGACTACGGGGGCGATCGTTGCGCCGTAAAGCTGCCATCAGCCTGCGTGAATGCAAGCGAAAGACTTAAGATCTATAACGCAAGCCTTCCCTACAAAAAGCTCGAATGACGACCAAGGCAAGGGATGCAGTCTTTGCATCATTTGAAGAACAATTTGTTGAATTTGGCCCTATTCGATTGCGGCAATACAAAGATTTGCTGGGTGGAGAGATTGAGGAATACGACCGGCAGCAACGGGAATCGGCCCAGTTGATGCTGCAGGTGAGCGAAATTGCTCGAACCATTGGCGAGCACCCGGATTCTGGGATGGATGCCGATCAGGCCTTCGCCCTGCTGAGCAGCCCTGACACCGATGCCGCTCTCAAGATCTCCGTGGCCATGAAATGGGGCCCCCCGGGCGGCTTCGGGGGCGTTGCGGCCTTGTTGCCTGCAAAGGAGGAGCAGCACACCCGCATGCTCACCCTGGCGGTGCTCAGCCGCGGCTCCGCCCAGGTGGATGGCGAATGGCTGCCCCTGCGGGAAGGCTGGAGCGACGCAGACTCCCGGGCGCTGCCGGGCAAACTCCGCACCGCCATCATCAATTTCATGGTGCAGGAAGGCAAGGGCGGGCCCCAGCCGGCAGAAGCGGGGGAGGCGGGGGGCGCCGGGGGGGGAAAGCCCCAGGGGGCGCCAGAAAGCAAACCATCCACGAACAAATAGCAAACCTACGGGCGTTTCTAGAGCGAAAACCAACCGATTGGAATAGCATCTATTTTCGCCTGGCTAGTTCTGATCTGCATGATCCCCGCTTTCATGCAGATCAATTCCATTTGCAACCAGTCGGCCACATTTTTAAGGCGATCGAATGGATCAATGAGCATGACCAGCAGAAGGCCAATATCCTCAGCCACACCACGGCCCGGCTGGCGGCGATTGTCCTGGCGATTGGCTCCCAGGGCACGGCCAAAAGCGACCACACCGAATTTCTGCCCTTCTTGGCGCCACTCCCTGGTGGCAAGCCCAACATCAAGCCAGCCGTGATCGCCACCATCGAGGGGCTGATTCGCGCCAGGCGTCTGCCCATGGCCATCGTCGCCCTGCTGGCGGAGGACATTCGCTCGACGATGAAACCGGCAGAATGACCAACAGGCAATTGGTTCGTTGGCAGGTGGGGAGGTCGATCTTGGTGCTGCCGTACTGCGGCTCTATGGCGATCGCAGCGAGCTGGACAAAGAACTGGAAAAGCTGCGTCGATATACCGAACAATTAGAAAAGCAGGGCATCAAGGTCAAATTTGACGCCGAAACCGGCAACGCCACCCGCGAGGTAAACACCCTCCAGCAGAAGCTGGTGGGCCTGCGCAGCACGCTGGAGGCCGTGAGTCGGGGCATGGAGGGAGATGCGTCGGCCTGGGAGGGCCTCGCCGACATGCTCACCAAGGCGGGCAAGAGCGCCGATGGCGGATCTGGCGGCATCTCCAAAATGGCCGGTGGCCTGGCCGGCCTCAGCCGGGCGGCCGGGGTGGCGGTGCCAATCCTGGGTCAGATCGGCCTGGCGGCCATGGGCCTGCAGGCAATTTTCAACGGTGTGGCCGCGGCCGTTGGCTCAATCACCGGGCCCCTGCAGGCCCTGTCCCAGCAGACGGGCGAATTCAACAAACAGGTTGCTGAGGCCAGCATCTTCACTTCACAGGCCTTTGCCGTGATCGGCCCGGACGGCAAAGCCATTGAGGGGACCTCAAACCAGATGCGGGCCCTGCGCGGCCGAATCACAGGCGAATTCAAGGAAATCCAAAAGGAAGTGGCGATGATTTCAGGCGCCACCTCCAGCCAGGTGTACGACGCATTTAATATCATCAGCCAGAACAACTCTGGCCTAGGGAAGCAGGGCGAAAACCTTAGCAATGTCACCAAGCTTTCGACCCGCATCGCTGCGGCAATGGCGACGCTCAACATCCCTGGTTATCAGTTGCGGGGAGAGGCCAGCAGCCTGCTGAGCGGCAATGTTCAACCTGGTGATGAGTTGGCGATGAAGCTTTATGGCCAGGGTGCCGGCGAGCGGATCCGCACCTTGCAAGCAGAAGGCAAATACTATGACGACTTGATGGATAAGCTAAATAAGCTATATGACGGTCAGAAAGTATTAGCGGCATCTTTGGAAAACACACTAAGCAATTTTCAAGATGTAATGCAGTCAATAAATACCAGTGGAGGCCAGGGGTTTGAACGTGGGTCAGCCCGTGCACTACAGGCAATTTTGACGCCGCTGACGGAATTAAAAGACAGCTTTGGCGACATGATGCGATCCATAGGCGAAGGCCTGGAGCCAGTCATCGTGTTGGCGGGGCAGCTTGCAGGCGCACTGGTGCCCGTGTTATCAGTAGGCGCCTCAATCATTCAAATTATTAGCGACATCACAGCTCTGGTTGGGAACCTGGCCGGTGCTGTACTTACGCCAATTATTCAGTATGTGACGGCTGGTCTTACCACAATCGCCAAGATGTTTCAGCTATTGGCGTCGCTGGTATCGACAATGCTGCGGCCAATCACGCTGTTTTTCCGGTTGATTGGCCAGCAGGGGGGAGACTATAGCGATAACGCCTTCGACAAAATCAACGACACATTGGATAGCCTGATAGCGAAAAGCGACAGGCTGGGTGCAGTTATCTCGAAACCCTTCATTGAAGCCGCTAAGGCTGCCGCCTGGCTGGAGGGCAAGGCCCGGGGGCTGAGCGACAAGGAAATCATGGCGCGGCAAGCCGATATTGCCGCCGAATTTGCCGACAAAATCGGCACCAACGACAAGATCAGCCTGCGCAGCATCAATGTCTCGCCGCTGGCCAAGCAGATGCAGCAGGAGGCGGAGAAGCGCTACGCCGGGGCGATTCCAGAAGAGAAGCAGCTGGCCAAGACCAGAGAACTGGCCGACATCAAGGAGAAGATCTACAACAACGAGATCACCGCCCTCAACCAGGGGCTGGCCCTGCTGCAGGCCCAGCGGGCCGTGCAGGAGAAGCTGTTTGGCTTGGCCGATGCTCGGCGCGGGCTGGAAACGCAACGGGCTCAGTTTCAGGTGTCGGTGGCGGCATCCCCCGAAGCCCGCGCCCAGGCCGAAGACCGCCGCAATCAACTGGCCAATACCCAGGAGCAGCAACGGATTCGTGAGCGGGTCACCGCCTTGCAGTCGGAGAAGGCAATCCAGCAGCAGCAGCTGGAGATCAGCATCCGCCAGGCGGCCATCCAGCAGCAACAGCTGACCATCCAGCGGGCCGAAATCGACGTGCAGCGGCTCAAAACCCGGCTGGCGATGGAGGAGTTCTATCAAAAAGCCCAAAACGCTGCTCCCAACTCTGCTGAGCAGAAGTCTTTGCTTGCCAACTACCAAGTACAGAAGGACATTCTCAACATCTATCGCCAGCAGCTGGACGCGGCCGATCGCGCCGTGGCCCTATCCGCCGAAGGCGCCACCAACCTGCGCCGCACCGGCGCCCTGCAGCAGCAAAGCCTCGACATCCAGCAGCGGGCCCTGGGCGTCCAGGTCGAAGCGGCCAACCTCAGCCTGGCCCAGCAGCGGGTGTTGACCCGGCTGAACGAACAGGAGCAGGCGATCAAAAACAACCTCGCCGAACGCACCCAGGCGGAAACCCGGTTGCAAAACGGCCGCCAGCAGGAGATCGCCATTCTCGAGCGCCAGCGCAATGCCCAGGAGAAGCTGCAGGCGATCGAAAAAAGCCGTACCGACCTGGCCAAGGCCCGCCTCGATGCCAACGCGCAGGATGCCGATCGCATGCTGTCGCTGGCCCGGGCCCAGGCCGATGCCCGCAACAACCCCTCATCGGTGTCGGCGGTCATCGGCGCCCAGATCGAAGCCCTGGCACTCGGCCGCACCGGGCTGGTGAGCGAGGCCGATGCTGTCCGGGAGCTCTACAACGCCAAGGCCCGGCAGCTGAACCTGGAGCAATCGGTTGCCCGCCAGCAGCTGGAGTTCCAGCAGAAGCGGGAGGCCTCCGAGCAGCGGATCGCCCTGCTGCGCCTCCAGGTTGAGCGCACCAGCCAGAACATTGCCCTGCTGAACCTGGATTCGGCCCGGCAACAGCTAAAGGTCCAGGCCCAACGCGACACTCTCAGTGGCGCCACCGGGGCCGCGGCGCCTCCAGTGGTCGCGACGGGGGGGCGCATGATTTCAGGGGCCAGGACCAATCGCACCCGCGATCCTGATGCGGAAGCAACCGGCTGGGACATCGTGGTGCCTGGTGGCCGCGGCGGTGCTGTCACCAATCCATTCGGGAAACTCACGATCACCGGCACCGGCTTTCAGGGCCGCGGTGCGGGATCAACTGGCAAAGGGTACGGCAGCTGGGTCAGCGGAGAGTTCAATATCGGCGGCAAGAAATACGAAATGCTCCTCGGTCACTTCGACAGCATTGACGTGGCCAAAGGGATGAACCTGGGACCCGGCGACCGCATTGGGAGCCAGGGCATTACGGGCCGGACCTTTGGGACCCATGTCACCACCCACGTCAACCCCAAAGGCGGGGCATCAACGGCTGACGCTTGGCAAGCGCTGGAAGCACTTACTCGTGCGTGGGAAACGGGACGCATGGTCCCTGGGTCAGGTTCAGCCGCTCTCCCCGCCATGGCGTCAAGACCCCGCAGTGGGCCCGACATCTTCGCCGGTATCGACATGAATGGCCCCATGCCAGATGCAACACCAGCACCGCTACGGCGGCTGCCAGGTGGCTCGGCGCCGATGCTGGCCGCCCAACCCCTCGAAAAGCCGCTGAACAGCCTGGGCAACAGCCTCCAGGCCAACACCGACAGCATGGAGCAGACGCGCCAGTTGCTGGCCAACATCGACACCGCGATCAAAGACCTGCAGGAGGAATTGGGAGGGACCAGAACCCGCAATGAATTCGACACCGAGGCCCTGAGAATCAACCAGGCGGAGCAGAGCAGGGCCATGGAGGTGGAGCGGATAAGCGCCCAGCTCAAGGCTGAAATCCTTAACTCCCCCCGCGGCCGACTGGCTGCCGGCCTGACGGAGGACACCGTGGGCGGGTTGGGCGGCGGCGTCCGACAGGCGATTTCCACGGCAATGCAGGGCGGCGACATCCGGGGGGCGATCGCCCAGGCCCTGGCCGGCACCGCCGATCGCCTGGCCCAGACAACCCTCAATTCCATCCTCGCCCCCCTCGAACAGCTGCTCACCGGCAACCTGTTCCAGGCCCTCAGCGGCTTCAGCGGGGCAGCGGGGCAGCAGATGACCGCAGCCCAGCTGATGCTGCGGGCGGGTCAGCTGATGGCCCAAAGCGGCGTGGGCAGTGGCTTTACACCAGGTGGCGGTGGCGGGCTGGGGTTGATCGGCGACCTCTTCGGCGGCCTGGGCCCGGGTGCGGGGCTGGTGGGCGCCGGCATCAAGGGCCTAGGCAGCGCCTTCAATGTCACCGACTTCCCGATGGCCCAGTTTGCCGCCGGTGGGGTCTCCCATGGCCCCAAAAGCGGGTACGCGGCCATGTTGCATGGCACCGAGGCCATTGTTCCCCTGCCGAACGGCCGTAGCCTGCCGGTGCAGCTGCAGGGAGGAGCGGCCGGCGGCGGCTGGGGCGGCGGATCAATCACCATCCCGATCAGCGTCGACGCCACGGGCACGGCCGTCGCCGGCAACAACGAGAAGGGTTCGAGGTTGGGCGAAATGGTCGGCCAGGCGGTGAAAGAGGTGCTAATCCGCGAGAAACGCCCCGGCGGCATTCTCTACAACTGATGCCCTTCACCCTGCCAGCCAGCCCCCGGCCGATCTACCCGGCAACCGAAACCACCAAGCCGGAGCTGCGGGGCAGCCAATTTGACGATGGGCCCGAACGCTTCCAGGCCCTGGGCCTCAACCAGTTCCCCGTTACCCTGCCGCTGCAGTGGGCGCCGCTGCCAATGGACAAGGCCAAGATCCTCACCAGCTTTTTTGAGGCGCGCCTGCGCAACAACCAGGCTTTTCTCTGGACGCCACCGGACCGCCCCCAAGCGCGTTGGCGCTGCCCGCAATGGTCGCTGGATGGAGTTGGCCGCGGCTTATATGCGCTCCGGGCCGTCTTTGTGCAGTCGGTTGGGATCCGATGACCTACTACACCTTCCCGGCGGTGCCGTTGAAAAGCGAGCTGAGCAAAGAGGTGCGCAGCCTCGCCACCAAACAGCCCTTGGGGGACGGCTACACCTACATCACCCAGTTCGGCCTGCATCCGCTGGAGGAGACCTGGCGGGTGCGGATGCTGATCAAGCTCAGTGAAGCGTCCACGGTTCGGTCCTTCCTGGAGGCCCGGGCAACCGATGGGAAACCATTCCTCTGGACGCCACCAGACTATGAGGAGGGCAGCACGCCCATGTGGAAAGTCGAAGAATGGCCAATCGCCAGGGAATTTCAGTCCAGGGTAAAAATTGATCTGCTGCTGCGTCGGATATGGGGGAAACTGGCACCACCTGGGATCAGGATTGGTGGGGTTCCGCATTATTGCCGGGGTCAACCCAATCTTGAGGCTGGCGTTTGGGTCCGTTGGGTTGGGGTCCAGTGGTTTGAACGCGAATACGCGGGGATAGGAGGTGGGTCCGGTCCGTGGGACCCGGTAACAATCAATGTGAACACTGGGTGGGAACCTTTGCGCACAGCAAGCGGTGAGTTGATAACTTATGGCATTGGCGGTATGCAACGAGACAAGACAAACACATTTGGCTTTACAATCAGCGCCTCGCGCTACCTGGGCGCGTGGTTCTCCAACATAGATATATATTTCGAATCTTGGGGTCAGGGTGGTGGCAGTAGTGGTAGTGCAGATGCTTTTTTTCTGTGGAGCGAACATCCGACAGAGGGGCTCCAATCTGCTTTTACAAACTATGGATTCAGCTATGGCCGTAGCTCTCCTGACACTACAAATTTCGCCACATCCAGGGGACGCTGGGAGTTTGCCAACGCCTCCTATGAAGTGATTTTCACCTGGGATGGATATTCCAAGCTGCGTCCAGGTGCCGTAATCTAAATCATGATGGATTCAACACTCAGGGCTGAACTCGCTTCGATGGAACCTGGTTCCATCATCGAATTGTTTGAAATCGAAACCAACTGCCGAATCCACGGCGTTGATCAAACCTTTAGGTTTTCAAACACCTATAGCGCTTCCAGCACAGTGATACCAGTGATTTGGGCTGGTAATTCCTATTGGCCAATCACAATTGAAGCCGACGGCTTTGCTTATGACGGCAAAGGGGTGCTGCCTACACCCACATTGCGGCTGGGCAATGTCAATGGTGAAATTTCCGCAATCCTCAATGAGGTCAATGCCTTCACCGCGGGCAACGACCTGGGCATGGCCAAGTTCACCAGAATCAGGACCCTGGCCAGGTTCCTTGATGCCGCGAATTTTGATGATGGGGTGAATCCTTACGGCACACCCAACCCGGCTGCGACATTTCCGCCAGAGATTTACTACTTTGACAAGAAGGAGCTTGAATGCCGCGATGTAGTCGAATTCAAGATGGAATCAGCGTTTAGCTTGGTGGGTGAACGGGGCCCTCGGCGGCAATGCCTCAAGCAATGCACCTTTGTGTTGGGAGGCGATGGCTGCGGCTACAACGGCCCCAACTTTTTTGACGAAAACAACAATCCAGTTGCATCAGCCGAACTAAGCGTTTGCAGCCAGACACTGACTGGTTGTCGATTACGCCATGGCGAAGGCGCTGAACTTCCATACGGTGGTTATCCAGGTATTGGCAATTACAATGCCTGATCGCCAGCAA